TACCATAAGTCCATCTGGGTTGTTTGCCTGAAACTGGGCGACATCTAGAAGAGCGAATCTTTCGTCTGCGGGCTTCGCTACTACGGGGACAGATACAGGGATCTTCACGCCCTTAACAGCATTAGCACCAAGCTTTATTTTAACAATACTAGTAGCCATTGGTTTTCTCCTTAATTAAAAGGGGATGAGGACAAGTCCCCATCCCCTTGGTGAGCATCCTTAACTATCCTTAAGAGATAGTCAGTTTAGCCATAGCGCGGGTGTTACCAAAACCAAGTCCAACGTATTCCCAACCCTTCATGAAGATGTTTTCAGCTTCACTGTTGACCCAGAATTTTGCATCACCGAGGGTGAACATATATCCAAGGTACTGAGGATCAGTGAAGGCCCAAACAACATTGTGAGGGACCAGGTCTTCTTTGAGAGTTACGAAACACTTGCGGCCAAGGAGAGTTCCTTCCTTGTACCCGTAGCGGGCAACATCCCAAGCGCCGATATCGAATACTTCATTGCCCTGAGTAGCCCAATCGTTCCAGGTGGTTTTTGACATCAGGAAACATGCAGTTTCCAGTTCATCGCCATCCAGAGAGTTGGTCAGAACAGTGAGAGCTTCTTTATCGATTTTGTGAGAAGCGGTAGTGACGTTGAATTTCTTTCCGCCTGGTCTACTGACGATATCTTCGCATTGATTGATGAAGTTTACATCTTCAACCTTCATCATCATTTTGACGATATCTTCTTCGATCAGAGAAGTGATCGGCATTTCATAGGCCAGGAGTTCAGCTTCAGTTTTGGTATACATCGGGCTGCTGATTTTGAACAGGCCGATTTCGAAGCGCTTGCCCTTAATGTACTGCTGGTTCGGGCGACCACGGAAGGTGAGAGCTACAGCTTCAGCTTCGGGAGCGATATCTTTGACGATAGTCAGAGTATCGTGATCCAGAGCGCGCTGGCAATCAGCTTCAGTTACCGGAACTGGAGGCAGGATCTTGCGGCAGAACGGAGCTTCACGAATGCGCAGTTTGATATACAGTTCGCCTGCCTGAGCAAGCTTCACGTTATCTTTGGCGCGAGCAGCGTCAATGAACAACTGATTCAGATATTTGGTATCAACATCGTAAGCCATTGGTTATTTCTCCTTTTATAGATTATTCGGTTAGTCTACCAGCTCAAAGTGCAGGAGACCATCATAATGGGGAGCCTGGAAGACCAATGCTTTGACAACATTACCAGGAGCAGCAATACCAAGCTTCACGACGCCATCAGTATCAAGCTTAAGGGTAAGCTCTTTACCTACGAAGGACACTGGGTCACTTGCATCCGGGAAGTCTGCGGCCACAAATACGTCAGTCTTTCCGCGAATTCCGCCGCCACGAATAACAGTCATTTTACCAACAGCACGAGCGTCAGTTCTGTCTTTTTCCATCCACAGCATTTTTGCAAGCCTAGTGGCGGAATCAGTGCTGACGGAGGCTGAGCTACTCATAGTCCAGTGCTGGGCAGCATCGCCTACTGGAGAGAGCCACTGACCTTCATCATATACGGCATATTTACTTCTGTCGAGTAGAAGGACATCTTCTACATCATCCATTGATACGAAACGATAGAGATCCAACATTGTTGTAATCCTCCTTATTTATTACCGGCGAGTACTGAATAAAACGCTTGTAGCGGATCATTCATGTCGATTCCTGATTTTCCAGCCCCACTATATACTTCACCCATGGAGGCGACTTTTTTAGTGAGGTCGAGGTCCATAGCCTCTCGCACAACTGCAAGGTCTTTGCTCTTTATAGCGGCAAACTTCTCGTTAACTTCAGCAAGAGTCGATTCGTCCAGAACTAGCTCCATGGCTATTTTAAGGGCTTCGGCTTCTTTCTTAAGCTCACTGTTCTCTTTGTCTGCTTTAGCGACCTTTTCTTTAAGGACCGAACTTTCTGCTTCGAATCCTTTTATGCAAGCGGAGGCTTCTTTAAGCGAACGAATAATTAGTTCTTTCTTCATAAAGTGCCCCTCCTAGGTGCTATGATTATACCAGACCGTTTTTGGCAAGAACCTGCAGAGCGCCGAAAAGTTCTGGATTAGTCTTCTTGATCTGAGCGAGTTTGGCTACGCGAGGATCAGAGTTAGACGCGGTCTTTTCATTCTTATTTTTCAGGATAGCTTTAGCTATTTTCTGAGGGGCGCCTTTGGCCTGTTCGGCTACGATAGCAGCAGCGACTTTTTCCTGGACGATCTGATCAGAATATACGTCAACAACGTGGTTGTAGCCTACGCTTGCGAACTTTTCAAGGATAGCAGCTTCTTTAGCAGTATAAACTACGAGCTTGCCTTCTTTGATAGCTTCTGCCATACCTTCGGTATTGGGAGCTTCGCCTTCAATCAGATCGCCAGTAGTTGATACATTGTGGCGTTCTGGATTTGAATCGGCAGCAGATTCTACGCTAGAGAGCGGGATGATCTGATCTTCAGCGCGAGCGGCCTGAGTGGCGGCACCGTCAACTGAACTTGTTCCAGTGATAACATTTCCCTGGGTGTTCGGGGCATCCAGGACGGCGATTTTTAGCACGGCCTGTGCGATTTTCTGAATGTCCTTATCGCTGAGCTTCATTGAGCCCTCCTTGTTTTCTTTTTCTTCTTCAGAAGATTCAGAACTACCTTCTTCTTTTTCATCTTTCTTTTCTTCGCTAGATCCGCTCTCAGCTTCTTCAGCTATTTTGTCGAGAAAAGATGCGAGAGACGAACCTTTTGTCTTAGAAGAAGCGACCTTTTCCAGACTGGACTCGAGGGCGCTTACTTCTTCAAGAATTGAAGCCAACTTTACCATGATGGTACTCCTTTCGACATGTACTGTGGCATACATACATGTATACCAGCAATAATTTTGCGTGTCAACAACTTATTTAAACAAAACTTTATGGAGGCTGTGTAATACAGACTCTTTATTCCTATGCAATCCCGCTTTTGATGCGGATTTTATGTACTCTGAAGCAGTCTTCTCAGCACCGGCAAATTTTAATAAAACAGCTAGCGAAAGTGGAAATGCTATTTCCGGTCTTGATAGAAGTCCCGGCGAATACTTTCCAGTAAACTGGGCATCTTCCATTGCGCTATTTTTAGCTTCATTAGTTACCAGCTTGGACGCTCCGTACGCTAATGGAACAGATAACAACGTTTTAGGAACCATACGCTCCAGACTTCCACGTTTAGTCATATTGCGCATATTGACTTGCAGTATGGCATCTGTAAGGGCAGCCTCAACCGCTTCTGGACTATTTGGATTCATAAACTGCATTTCCTGGACGGGATCGTTTACAGTATGGGGAATGTCTTTTAACGCTGCTAGCAGCTTAGGTCCGCCTAAACCGCTTAGCACCCCTATTTGAGATAGCAGATCGGCTCCAAGTCCTTTATTGAACATATGCCCAAACGCAGACACTAGCGATCCTACCAATAGGTAGGTCTTTAACGAGTCTATTCCTCTGCCCAATCTGGACGAAGCCTGTTCGATGTCATTCTGTCCAAGAAGATACTTGAAATCGTCAGACATGTGCACCGGCATTACTGCAGCACCAGTCTTCTCTAGCGGAAGAATTATCTTGAGGGTTATCTTTTTTATATTATCAGGGGACAACGTGCGGTTGTTTATTACGGACTCGGGGAGCATACCCAACGCCCACATATCAGGCATAGAGTCAGCAAAATACTTCATAACCTTAGTGGGGTCATTAAGCATCACCGATTGCATTCTATCCAGAGAGTCTGCAACATCTTTCATTCCAGAAGATACCAGGACTATACGCTGCACCTCATTAGGTCTGAGGTATACCCTATTTTTTATGAACGAATTAAGAATGGAAAAAGGATCGTCAGAGCATCCGCCTATGGAATCCAAGGTACTGGCAGAAAGATCTCCCCCAAGTAGCGACTCGAACTTCTTTATTAGATTCATCATTCCTGAACCTATAGCGGCGTCACCACATGAACACTCTTCTGGACCCATATCTATCTTAACTTCTGATCCAGAAGCCGTCTTGAGCACTTCTGCTGCTCGCTCGCATGACGATTTCATTATACTAGTGTGCGCTATTTTAGTGAGGACCCTAGCCGTAGGATCAGCGGGGATGGTGACTATAGATATATCAAAGAATTCAGGATCCCTGTTGATAGCGAACGCTTTTCTGCCATCCGGCAACATTTTACCTAGCCCCGGGTTGTCTCTAAGGTGCTCACAGTATTCGGCAGGTGTTTTTGCCCGGTTATTGCATATGCTGCAGAAGTCACTATCTACCCTGCATCCCATACTTACATTGACCATCTCACCATTGTTTATTTTCTCGGCAAACTTTGGGTCCAGTTTGGTCAAGTCGTATTCTACAATCAATTCTACGCGGTGCATGGTGTCATTATACGCCGATTTTATTACTCTGCCATATGCCTTTTCAGGATCCTTATTTATGTGATGCATAAACGGATGCCCGTTGGTAAAGGTGTGGTGATATTTTTTCAGGGCATCTTCGTAGAAAGCATCGCCATTTCGATTGCAGGAAAAGAATTCTGTTGCCCCCATAGCATTTATGAGGGCAAACAGCTTATCTTTTACGGGTTTTAAACTCGCTATGAACTCGCGTATTTCAGGAGCCCACGCGCAGTCAGACGCCAATTTGACATTGATGTCAGAACGGTTAAGCAATCTAACAGTGGGCTCCCCATAGTTATCGTATGGCGCGAAGTCTAGTAGTTTAATCATAGATATTATCCAGTCCAGTCGGAATCTACCATAGCGTTGAAGTCGTTATCGTATGCTTTTGTGCCAAGTCCGGCCAGAGCCTTCATAGTTTCCAATCCACCACTTCCCTGATTGATGTGTCCAGAGATCTGAGCTAGCTGTCCAACTACATTATGATCGATTCCGCGCATGCCATACGAAGCCATATTAGATATGAACTGTCCAGCTACGAGGGGATTGGTAGTAAGCTTAGGGGCGAAGTCATCCAGGACACTCCAGTATTTATCTACTTGAGCTCTGGGCATTTCCGCGAGCTCCGGGAATTCCTCAAACATTTGATGGTATGCCAGCTCCTTTTTTACGGCGTCTTTAGCTGTTCCGTAAAGAGTAGACGCGCCCATAGCACCTATAGTACCGAGACCCAACATATTGAGCGCGCTTATTACGCTGGGCATGCCCTCAGATCCGAGCAGTCCCGCGAGTCTTCCACCGACTCCGGCAGTCTTAACATTGTTGAGATTGTCTACCAACTGATTAGCCAGAGTAACGTCTGCTGACCCGACCTTCATGGTCTTAGTACTGCTTTCTGATTTAACATTCTGCTTACTCTGCGGAGCTGCAGGTTTAGCCGGTCCTTTTGCACATCCAGCTACTTTAGCTCTGCGCTCGCGTATTACATCCAGTAATGTCTTAGGCATCTTAGTACTCCCTATCTTGTTATTGAGTGTGTTAAAATCGTTTTCAAACTGCTCAGTTGGAGGCGTTATTCTAGATAAGGGCTTATTATTCATTAGAGATTCTTTCATGTCGGTGCCCCCTCCCAACGCCAGCGAGCTGGCAGCTATACCAACTGGATGAGTAAACGCCCATCCAAAGACCTTGTCCACAAACCCCATCTTTTTCATTCGAGTTCTTCCCCTCTTATCGTAGGGTGCGACATCAGGGCGCTGTCTAGAAATTCTATCTTAGACACGATATAATCTTTGGCTTTTTCCAACGAAGACATTTCTGAATCATGCCTCATTACTGTGTCCAGATGCTTCAGAATCGGATGCTTCTTGTTTACTACAGCTTCTGAGGAGTTTCCAACCGCATCCTCAGTGTACTTCTTACCCGCTTCCTTTATGGAGATGCCCCGGTCTTTCAGACGCATGGCAATTTTGTTGAAAATAGAAAAAATCTTATTCTCTGCTTCCGGATAAGTAGCTCGGGCCGCCACATACGCTCCTGCAATATTTTCGCCTCTCAAAGCTGCGGTCTTTAGCATATCTTCTAAAGCTAATTCAGCTTCTTTTGCAATCACAGTAGATTCGGAAATAGCGGTGTCCAGCATGTCCCTGTAGTGCGACAGTTTGTTAATGGTTTTTCTAAGCTCAGTCTTTGACACCTTGGCCTCTTTTACAAATAGCTGGGCCAGCTTCTCAAATTCAGCCGTCTTAGTCTTACTGGAAATACTTTCCACTTTGTCCACAGGGGGTAACAGATCTTTGATGCTGGAGATAGACGAATCCGCCTCCTGTAGCACTATAGACGAAGTAGTGTTCAGACTCTCCGCGATCTTTTCCTGGTCTGCGAGTTTGAAGGTAAAATTACCATTCTTGTTTTTATCCCAAAGCTCATCATATGTAGATACGTTTGCGGATTCGCAAATCCTAGCTACTTGATGCGGATTAAGACGAGCTTCTTTAGCCATGGAGGTTATAGTCTCGTTCATATCCACGTTATCTTTTAGATACTTGACAGACGCAGTTTTGCCCATCATTTTAAGTTCAAGTTCTGATTTACTCATCGTAATCTCCAGAGAATAGCATTATATCTATAAGTACCGCATATGGGTGTCAGTGTCAAGAGGCATACACTGATAGCTTAATATTCATATTTCGGAAATCCTCGGATATCTTTTAATCGCTGCATGGCAGAATCCATAATGGATGCAGGGATACTCCGCATGCGCAATCTCCGCAAGTCGTCAGATACATTAACCCTGTCTGAAGTTATGGCGTAACCCTTCTGGGGCAGAGGAACAATCCCAGGGAACGCCGTCCAGTCTACCGCTTCACCCCTAGCAGGGCTAGAATGTAGCCCTGCTTGCCATGCCAAACCTTTCATATTTCTTGGCTTTGAATATAGTCTAGCCAGATAATCTGGCGTACCTTCTGGAACTGCAGCGGATAGTGTGTTCATATAGTCGCGAGAAAGGGCCACTCCAGGGTAGCCTCTACCCATGAAAGCTTCTGCGGGCAGTCCAGTTCCAAAATACACTTCATTTATACCTACAGGAGAATGTTTACTATTTGGCCCCGGTTTAATCACCCCTGATCGCATAATCCCCTCCATGCCCGGGGCGGTAGTGCCGTGAAAATTATGAGAGCCGGTGCTGAGCATTTCTATAGCTCGGCGATACTGTTTCTTGGCTAGCGGAACCGAGGCCAACTTCTCTGTAGCCGATTTATATATATCCTGGGCTAATTTTTCTAACACATTATCTCCTATCACTGTGCAGTATATGATCCGCCGTCATCTTACACATCATGTACGAATGAAAGGCATCGTCCGGAAGAACGTGGTCATAGTACATATCACGCCCATTGTCTCTAAAATTAACACAAATAGTGAGGAAATCGCTAGAGAATTCTTTGAAATCACTCCAGCAGAAGAAGTCCACCTTTTTATTTTTTATCTCAACAAAGCGGTCAGTCATGCATTCGGTACGGTTGAACAACATTCTTCCCGCTTCAGGGATCCACCTAGCAGTAACCCTAAGTGCATCGTTAGCCTGCCACTCTATTATCCTGCCCGGACCCACTGCCTGCTTTAACTGCGCATTGTGCATAAATCCTCCGCCCCAGTCAACGCCTGTGGCAGTTATGCCTAGTCTGTTTATTACCTGCGCAATGTAATTGACTTGATAAGTGGGGTCAGACTCATTACCTGTGAACTTTTTCATCCCTAACAGATGGAATCTATCGGCCCAGTCATAATATCCAAGAGTCATTACTGTATACCCAGTAGCACTTCCACCGCGCAGAGATTTCAAGCTGATATCTCCGTGTCCCCAGTCTACGCCTAAAAATAGATGCATATCCTGGAGCTCCTGCGTGCGGACGAAGCTCATCTTTACGCCCGGACGGCAAACTTCCTGCAGTTCAACTTCGGTTATTGGGTTGGCGCTGTTATCGCAGGGAAGTGCCATGACTTCGTTTGCAAACTTGGCGGCGGGGTAGGTATTCAGCTTCTCTATGATCCTGTTCCACTTGACGGTTGGAGATATGATCTGGGGCACCCGGAAGCCTGCCATGTATATACCATTTCCAAGGGGCTTCTTGGCCACCCATTCTCCCTGAGCGTCTTTAGGAATGTCCTTCTTGCAACGCTTACATATGATCCCTTTCGGACCAATGTTTTCATTCATCAGGATATTCCACAGATTGCAGTGAGGACATTTTAATACCCACTCGTTCTGGGTGCTTCTGTACCATAGTTGCGCCAAAGTGTTATTAAGAGTTTTCGGTGTGCCCGCATAAGTTCTCCACTGGTACTTGGAACCGGATAAACATTCTTCAATAATGGGCACGTTGCCCATGATAATATCCTGGATCTCGTCTATGGTTACTTTATCCGCGGATATACCTCGGATAGCATCGGCGGTATGAAATGCGTAGCGTAGCGTGATGCTGGCACCGGTAGTAAACGTGCGTTTGTTCACATTACTGATTACCTCGCCATTCATACACAGCTCTTTAAATGTGGGGGAGAACTGAATGAATGGGAGGAGCTTGCTGTTAGAAAATTCTGAAGTCTGGTCCTGACGCGGAGACACATATAGAATGTTAAAGAATGGAATCGTAGCCACATCAACAAGACTATCCGATGCCAGGAAGGTCGACTTACCGTACTGTCTGCCCATCATCAGCAGCGTATCTGATTCTTCTATATCGTACAGCGACACCATTGGCTTTCTAGTATCTAAGCTGTATGGCTCGTTGTTTAGTCTCAGCAGATGCTGGACTAGATGGGATTTTTTGCAGACTATGGGAGTCACATGTATCCTCCATTAAAATACACGGCTAATTTTTCCAGCATAACTTAAGCAGCCTCCCATTGATCAAAAAATTTGCGGATAAAGTGAGGGTCTACTGCTTCTTCCACCTTCTTAAGATTGGAGTTAATTCTGCCTAATCCACGAGTCAAGTCCTTTGCAGCTGCGGCAGACTGTCTTCTAATCTTGTGCCCTTGATCTGCTAACGCGCCGGTCTGCAAGGATAGATGTTCTACCGATGGACTGCCAGATATCCAGTTATCTTTCAGTGGATCTCGAGCCAATACTGAGCTTACATTTTGCTCATCGGCTATGCGTTTCCGGATTGACTCATTCCATCCTTTGTTGGGGTCGTATAGCCCAAAAAAAGATTTTGGCTTCAGGTTCTCAACTGTCCCTCCCATACTAGCGGGAGACAAACTGTAATATAATGCTCTGGCCGAGGTATCAGCTCGCTCCTTATTAAATTTATCCGCCCCCGTTGTCATCCATTCGGGAAATTGTTTGCCCCGTAATAGACTTCGGAGTGGGTATTCATTCGCCGGGTAGTGATCTAGCTTCGATGCGATTTCGTTTATTCTGGGGAGATTAGCGGGATTTTTGGATACTCTTTCCATTATCCTCCTGAACTTTTCCAGGCGCCCCAGGCTATGCGCATTATACCTGGGGTCCATAATAGCGTTACGCATAGCGTTTATTATATAATCTACCGTTACTGCAGTCTTTTCCATAGCGGATTTGGCTATATCTTGGGCTAATTTTTCTATCATTACATTACATCTCCATCAAATTTATCCGGGCTTTTAATATCGCCCTGACTTATCTTCTCCAACTGGAACTTTAGCGCTTCTACAGCATTAGTGCTCTGGGAGCTGGTGGCACTCTTATACTTCTCGGCAGCTTTCATGGCGAGCTCAGCCCAACGTATGACTTTATTGGTACTTTCTGAGTCCTCGTTGGACAGTGACGCTTTGAACTTTAAAAAAGCCTCATTCATTACTTCAGCCAGGACATCCTCTAATTTAAGGATGTTCTCGCCCGTGAGCTTCCACTTTACCTGAGTATCCCTCTTATGGAACGCATCCAGGAATAGACATCTATTTCTTGGCGACACAACTCTGCTTATGTAATGGTACAGTTCTAACTTAGTGACTACATCCACATTCCAGAAGTATTTTCTAAAAAGGGCTATCGATCTAAGGGTCAGTACCATCCTGTGTTTTGTGAACAAAAGGTCCACAACTTCCTGGTCAGTGCTTCCATACAGCATTGCGCTCATCACAAGCGGGTGCAAGGTAGAGTCTGTGAGTATCAGCAAAGAATCTTCCCATTCTGGATCCCGCTTTCCTGCTAATACGGGTATCATTTCGTCAATGTTTAGGAATGACACCGCTGACGCCGCCCCCTTTAAAAACTCATCGAAGTTATATTTTGGGCCAGGCGTAATATAGATTAAAGCATAGTCCGGCACATTTTCAAGTACCGAACTCCTCTTGTCATCAAGCTCGTCATGGGACGGAACCGTTAGTCGCAGCGCGCGGATCCTATCGGATATAGTTTCGTTTCCATATCCTTTTATCAGCAGTGCTTTGAGATAGTTTTCGAACGGGTACATCATGGCGGATCACATATTTCCCTCTAGAGATTTTATAATTCCATGAAGAGACGTCAGAACATTCTTTACATCCTGCTCTTCAACCATTGTGTTTCCAAGTCTGGTTGACATTAGAAGTTTAGCCAGAGCTTCTTCCGCGACTTTCATCTCAGGGATGGCAGTCCCAAATTCCCGCATATTATCCGGAGTTAGGTAGTTCAATGCCAATACGGTATCGACGGTTTCTTCGTCTTCCATTACGGCGGCTACTTTTAGTGCAGACATCTTGTCTACCTTCTGCTTCATATTGCTGGAGGCGGTTGGCTTGGCCTTGTCAGAAGTAACATTTTTAGCGCGCTCTCTAACATAAGCGCCAGTTCCCGGAGTGCCGCTAACAAGGTCGAAAGTCTTTATCTCGCCCGCGGCTATTTTAGACATGGACTGCAGAACACCAGATCCCTCAGACTTTCTGAGTAGAAGCATCGCAGCAGTTTTGGATGTAATGGTAGGTTCATTAGACCCTATCTTTATTCCTACATTGTCACGATCCCGATTCCACATGCGAACAGTGGCTACTGGAGAATGAGATCCTCCGCGAAGTCGTATCGCAGATTTTAGGTCAGAAGCAGATTTAATCACAGTGGAGGTTTCCTTAGGAAGTGACAGTATTGGGTATCCCTCCGGAACATACCATACCTCTGCGGTCTTTTCTACCAGACATTCTTTGGGCACGTATTTAGTTCTAACAGGAGCTGACAATCTGGCATCGGAAGAAATTATGTAGGCGACCTTTCCTCTGAATGACGTTCCAGATACTACGGTGACAGGATCTCCTGCCAATTTCATAGCGGTAACAGAGGCGATCTTAGTCGGCGCAGTAAATTCTACTAGCCCAGTATCAGCCGATACATCTACCGGGACAGACACTATATTATTGACCCGTAGCTGAGCAGCACCCTTCATATACGCCGTCTTATTCATCTTTTCAGTCGAGGGCTTTCCAAGCATTTCTCTCTGCAAAGTATATTTTCCATCGGCACACAGTCCGATATATCTGGATTCGCCTGCGGCAGTCTTAACGACCCCAACAACTTCCACTCCCACAGGAGAGAATTTGTCAGCAGTATAGCAGGTATAGCACCCTTGTTTAGTTATGGGGGCATGCTCATCAGCAACTACTGGAATAGAATCGTTCCAGGTAAAAGCCATCTTAGAATTTTTAAGGTTACTTATAATCCGAGCATGATCCAGCCCGGCTTCTTTAAGCCAGGTAACAAGCTGGTCTCCGTCACATTCCAGATGTCCTATTGCCACCTTATTCTCATAAATTGAGGCAGACTTCACACTGAATTTTCCTGGCGCGATCATATAGATGACCCTATCGCCATTAAATACAGCACGTCCGTTTAAATGCTCAGCGGTTTTTTCCACGTCAGTAGCATCTAGTACAGCAGTAAATCTGCGTTTGGCTATCTTGTTCAGCGCAAGCTTTCTGAGCAGTCCATTGCTATTCTGAACTTTTTGAATGAGCTCATCACTGAGAGGTCTGTTAAGGGCAGACATCTTGGTTGCGAGCGAACTGACTACTCCCCCGTTATACGCCCCTGGGGGACTAATTCGGTTAGTCATCCCGTTATAGGCCATAGGAGGAATATCGGCTTCGTCCATAAGACCCGTACCCAACTCTGGACTAGTCAGAAGTCCAGTTAGCTCCTCATTATCCAATGGGTGCCACTGGCCTTTGTATATGTATAAATCTATTGGCGCAAGCTTTCCGGCTTTGACCACGATAGGGAACACAAGAGAGTCATCAGGCTCTGCGCCTATTTGAACTACGTAACTGCCTTTTGCGTACAGTTTGTCCTGTTCGACAGAATCGAAATTAAGCTGCCCGGGGTTATTCATCAACGCCGGAACATGACTCATCAGGGCACTCTGTATTTCTATAGGCCAGTTAGAGATATCTTCAGACAAATCGATACCCGCTCCGGATACTTCTCCAGGTGCATCAGTAATAAACAGATCTTCTAACATTGTGTAATCTCCCTATTTATTTAAACATGGACTGGATGGTTGGTCCGACTTGTCCGTTACGTATTCTTAATACTAGATCGTCTATAAGCTCCTGGCTGGTGCCTTGTGATCTTAGGTACTCTACAAATCGAGTTAGTTTATCAGTAGCGTTTTGAGTAGACGCTCTGTACACGCCACCTGCTGCAGCGCCACCGCCAAGCAATGCTCCTAATGGACCTGCCATAATTCCACCGCCAGCAGCTCCGGCAGTTCCTGCGCCCAGGGTTTTAAGCGCTACATCTAACTTGTTAGGATCGGTGGCATTAAACCTATTGATATGTAGGTAGTCCATAAGTGACGCACCTAGATCAGCCATATCCTGGTCTTTTATTTTAACGGCTCCAGACTGCAATTTAGCGAGGGCAGCAACAATATCTTTGGGGTCGCTGGAAGCGGAAATTCCCAGCTGGTTTAACAGTGCGGGGTTCTTACCCTGCATCAATTCAGCCAGCACACGTGCCTTAGCCTGCGGACCGCCACGATCTACAGATCCTATCAACGGTATCTTCTCACCGAAGCTATGCACTTTATCGATAAGGTTTTCCAGCATTCCTCGAGGTTTACCAGCACCAATTTCATAATTAAGGAAATCTGAGACTGATTTTTTACCCGCGGCCAGTACATTAGGATCTACCGCAAAAGTCTTAGCTTTGTTTTTAAACGCGGCAGCTTCTAACAGACCCCTCAGTTTAGCTACAGGAAGTCTTTCCATGGCCATATTCATAGCTTCTTCTGGAGTCAGTTTAGCCAGTTCGGGCATCTTAGCTTTTACAGCCGAGCCCAGCTGCTTATCTATATTCTTGGCAGCTATGCTTCTAGCTCGAGCAGCTCCGCCAACTCCTGCGCCCATGGCGGCACCCATTCCAATAGCTTTAATTTTTTCCATAATTCCGCCCGGCCTTTTCTTAGTAGCGCCGAACATATTGGTTTCTTCTATGTCGGTGTCAGTGAGCGCCCCCATACCTCCGCCTATAGCGGCACCCACACCGGCACCTGGAGCTGCTTTAGACGGATCTTTGCTGATAACATTAAACGCTTCTTCAGCAACGCTCGGAGTAGACAACGTCTTTTTCACTTGAGATTTAGCATCTTCTTTAAGCAGTTTTTTTACGCCGCTATTCATTTCTTTTACAACGCTTTGCTGTCCTTTGGGATTAAGCTTGCCCATTATATCAGCAAGCTCATCTCCGCTGCTCCCTGCCAGGGTCCGCAGCTTTTTAAATAACAGCTCAATATTTGGCTTAGCAGTCTTTTCTACGTGAGCTATCTTTTCAACCCCCGCAGTTTTAGTAATAAATCCCATGCCTTGCAGCTCTGTCAATAATTCGTGTTTGCTCATTATAACACCGCCATTAATCTGAATATGTGTTGTCGGATTCACCTTCAACAGTTGCACCACAAGTGCACGAGTCTCCAACTAAAGTATGAGGTATTCCTTGAAAATTAGCAAATCCCGTTGCGATAACCTCATTTACACCGTGCCCAGGTATCGGGCATACGTGCGCATCTTTATCCAGGGAAGCTTCTTTCAGCTGTCCTCCTACATCTACTCTAACATTGTGCGCTACACCGGTAGTTATGACACCACCGTGGCTGGTGTGAGCACCTCTGTACGACATTTTAGCCATGATATCACCTTATCCGTAGAATTTCAACTCGCCTGTGTCGAAGTAAGTAGCTTCGGCGCGTCGTCTGCGAATCAATCCATCAGAATCAACTTTATTTCCATTTTTGTCTTTATGCTTAGTCCAGACCATGAACTGCTCCTTAGCGCCTTCGTAATCGCCAGAGTTCAACTTTCGCCTCAGTGTGGACTCCCTGAAAGCATTTGGCCCGACATTATACGCGAACGAAGTAAGCGCCGCGCGCTGGTTTGGAGTAAGGGGGACGGACACCATACTATCAACAGTAGATCCAAACGATTCTAATTCTTTGTTGAGTAGCTCTTCAGCCTTTTCCTGAGTGATAGTCATGCCAGGTCCGACCTTTACGCCATCCACAGATCCGGTGTGGCCGTATCCTATAGTCCACACACCGGCAGGGCACAGATACGCAGTCAACTTGCAGCCTTCAAAGTGTTTAACCAGGTCTACGGCGGATCCCTCGCCTTTATTAGTTGGGATATCCCGCATAGGACCGATATATTCTAATTTACAAGTTCCGCCGTTAGCGTCCACTACCTGTTTCACTTTTTCTTTACAATCTTCCAATGTAGCGACACTTCCGACTATTCCAAAGCACCCATCTGTGCCGGGGGGGTTGCCGTCTGGGTGTATTCTTAATAGTGTGCGCATCCTCCCGGCTCTAGGATCGTACACATCACTTATGGGAAATTTCCATGCCGAAGATCCAGAGTGGTCTATTACCGTCATTGCATGATGAGAAGTGGTCTGAAGTCCCCCAACCGTGTACACTCCATAAGGAATAGACCCGCCCTTACTATTGGTGGATCCGTTAACAAATTTATAGCTGCCCAAAACTTCATTATTGGTCCCGTATACAGTCATTACGCCTGTGTTCTTCATACCATTTGTAGAGGTAGACTGGGTCATGCACACTATTTGACCGCCCTGCGTAGGCGGAGGCGCGTTTCCAAGCTCACTTGGAGGAGCGTCTTCTCCTGCGGCCATTCCCTTAGGCGAGGCGGGGTTTAAATCCCCGGCAGGAGGTGCGGGTACTCCGGATGAAGGGGAATAGGAATCAAATTCGGCGGCTTCTGGGTCTACCACGCCCACCAAATTAGCAGTCTGCATCTTTCTATGTAAAATATCCTTAGCGGACATATCAGTGATCACTCCATTAGCTATTAGAGTGCTTTCTTCTTCCACCCTACGTTCTTCGCTATTACAATAAGTAATTACGTTCCCTTCGGTATCTACTGTAATGCTGGCCTTGTTACATATGTTAATGCTGAATATCAGCTTAGGAGAGCTTTTTTCTCCCTTACTGTCCAGAGCATATTTGCTTTCATTGACCAGTCCAATATTACCCATCATTATCTTAACGAAATTCTTCTCGTCGTCAAGCTTCATTCGGAAATAACCGGTAGTGATGGTATCCCCATCTTTATTTACAGTCATCTCCACACTTCCAGCAGCATTCACTATGTACAGCCTTTGGGAGTGCATAAATATCTGATTTTCTTTTGAATCTAAAATTACTTTACAGGCGTCGTTGTTATGGAGGATAATGCATCCCGCATTTTTCCTAATTTCAATGTAATTTCCATATGCAGTGCTAATGCACATATCGCCTTCCTGAAGGTCTTTTCGACCGTTGACAGGAGAGAATTGCTCCTCCATATTATCCAGGGGGATGAACCCCATGATGTACCATTCGCCATTGAACGCCCTTCCAACTAAAACCCTGGAGTTTGCTTCTGGACGGACATACATCCCGTGACCCCCGCCAAATGCGAACCAGGGGCTCATATAGGACACAAAGGGTATGTCGCTACCGCTATCCAATAAGACTCTGCAAGTATAGTCCTCGTTGACTACTACTACCTCACCTGTTTCTAGCGCCCAGTTGTCTACCTGGACCATTGGAGGGGCTTCGCTTAACAGTGAATTGTATCTTCCATGAACTGTATTAAAATTGTGTCGATCTTGGTATCTGAGTTTAAAATTGTTACTCATCTTTTATGCTCGACTCTCTACTCTCGAAGGCCGCTTTAAACTTCTTTAGCGCCGTATTCTTTATCTGCCTTACGCGCTCTTTGGTAACTCCCAGTATTTTTCCTACCCAACTAAGTGTTTTGGGCTCATCACAAGTGAGTCCCAGCATGTGATCCAGCACAAAATACTCTTCTTCCGTGACAGTGCGCTTTAACAACTTCATTAGCTCCGGTGATCTACTGTCTGTTATCCTCTCCAGGTTTCGATCTATCTTTTTAGAATGGAAATCTACCGCTTCTAGGGTACAGGAATGCTTTAATGCTCCGACTACCGCTATTATCTTATGCAGTCTATTCTCAGTCATGCTAAACTCAGCCGCAATCAGCTCGACCTTGTGTGGGTTATCTTCCATATCAGGCTCTGCGCTTCTCTTTTTGTACCTTGAGTATATAAAATGGAACTCTTCAGGGATCTGCAGCATATAGGCGTCTCTGTACGCCAGAGAGTACATATAAGTTTTTATCCAATATTGTGCATAAGTCAAAAAGGAAGAGATCTTGGGGTCGTACAGCTCTCTGGCTCGAGCTACCCCTAGAAACCCTTCCTGACGCAAATCCTCAGCAGAAGTATTGCACATAGCGGACAGGTATATTGCTACCTTATTTATGTACCATTCAGTCTTTTTGAGGCACTCGTCTAGTCCTAGTTGATTTTTTAGCTCTGATTTTATCAAAGACTAATTTCTCCCCTTCTATGTCTAGAATGTTGAGTATAAACACCATCATATTGGCCACCTTTTCCTTGACTTCAGTGGTTTCTTTTGATGCCGCCAGTACCCTCATCATACATACTGTAACATCCTTCATTTCAGACAGCAACTCTTTTTTCACCGCTGGAGGAGTTAGCCTCTGGGTGCCCATTATTTTTCTGACTTTTGACTTGGCAGTTTTTACTGTAGTTTTCATGCACGTCCTTATGGCATAAAGCCTGTGGTTGTGTTATTTATAGGGGGCTGAACTACTGGAACTCCTTTATTAGTAAGAAAGCTAATTGCTGATCTCAGCCTGTTCATTAGCCCATGCATCCCATTGCTTAACTCTATGCCCAATCCTAGAGCGGGGCTATTGCTATAATAGTTCATCATCTGGGAAGGTATTCGTCTGATCCTGTCCATATAAGAAGGAGTTGGAGTTGGAGCGGGAGTGGGTACTACGTACGGGGATTGTTGCATAAACTGCGCATTTGATTGTGCAAATTGTGACGCTTGCTGATTGGCCTGAGCTTGCGCTGCGTTCGCTGCGTGTCTGGCAGCTTCTACATCTGCGCCTGCCATATTGGAGTTCATGTGGACTGCCTGCTCCGCGGCCTGTTGCTGTCGTTGCTGTTGCTGTTTATTTGCCCGCGTCTTCTTTGTGCCTTTTACAGTTTGTGTCGGAGCCTCTCCCGATCCTGGAGTTGGGGTTGGGGTTGGTCCCGATCCTGGAGTTGGAGTTGGAGTGGGGGCTGGTCCGGATCCTGGGTTGGCAGGTGCGCCCGTGGCGGGGGTCTTC